CCAGTACCAGTGACTATTGAATACAGGTATCCAAAACAGCACGTTCTATTGAGCCCAATAAGGGATGCGAATCCATTCTTTCACCTGATGGAATCAATGTGGATGTTAGCCGGGAGGGAGGACAGTGCCTTCTTGGAAAACTACATTAAGGATTTCGGCAAGCTGTATGGGACTAATGGGGTCATTATGGATGCATATGGTCAACGTTGGAGGTGTGGGTTATTTTTTGATCAACTTGAAGAGATTATAGATCAGTTAAAGAAGGACTCTACCACGCGGCAAGCGGTCCTACAAATATGGGGAGCAGGCAGGGTCGATCTTAGGGCATCCAAATCTAAGCCTTGTAACCTTGTAGTCTTATTTCGTATAATAGAAAATAGATTAACCATGACAGTATGCAACAGATCAAATGATCTGATCTGGGGATGTTGTGGAGCTAACGCAGTACACTTTCCGATCTTGCAAGAATATATGGCCGGCAGGCTTGGTATGGAAATAGGGGAATACTGGCAGATTTCAAATAACCTCCATATGTATATGGAAGAACATGGTGAACTGTGTAAACAAATTATAGAGCGATATGTGGTAGATCAATATAATTCTGTCATTATTCCATTAGTAGAATACCCAGAAGTATTTGATGAAGAACTATTGGAGGTTATGCATTATTTAGACATACTGAATAACACCGGAATTATTCATCAATCTGAAGTATACTCAGGGGATATTTCTAATATCTTTTTGCGTGAAGTTGTCACACCTATGGCAATAGCACATAGATTCTTTAAGCTTAAGAATATAGAAAAGGCTTTAGAGGTTATAGAAGAAGTAGCGGCAGAAGATTGGAAATTAGCTGGAAAACAATGGTTGGAGAGACGCCATGTCAGAAGCTGATCATATCCACTTAGATATCAGGTTAGCCGGGTTGGTTCGCAGATATCACACATGGCCTGTGATTGGCCAGCAGAACGTTGCTGAGCATTCATGGCAGTTGCTACGGATCTATCTTAATGTGGTGGATAAGATTGATTCTAACCTTGTGTTTCATATTATGTTCCATGACATAGGGGAACAGACTACTGGAGACTTGCCGTATCCAATTAAACGCAATAATCCGCCACTCAAGGAAATTATGGATCTTTTAGAACAGAAGGCATGTTACTCTATACTAGAACACTGGGGCTGTTTCCGACAGACTCTGTTAACTTCAGCGGACATGATTCTATTTAAACAAATAGAATTGGTTGAAATGGCAGAATTTGGACTAGACCAATTGTGTCTTGGTAATAACCACGGATATATCATAGCACATAGATGTCTGCGGGCTGTCTTTGAACAACACCCTTGCCCTCGTCTAGCTGAATATGTTATAACGCGACTTGACATATTCTATAAACAGTGCGCCACAGTATTCGCGTATGATACAGTGGAAGACTGGTGGCTCATGGCACAATGGGAGAAACTCAATGACAGCGAACCAGAGACAAGTCGGCGGACGGCATTACAAGACAACGTATGAACATTGGGACCTAGCCATCTTCTTAGGAATGGGGTGCCTTGAATTTGCCACCACCAAGCACGTTTCCCGGTGGCGCAAAAAGGGCGGAGTGCAGGATCTTGAAAAAGGTCTACACTACCTCGACAAGTTGATAGAAGTATATTCTATCTACGATGTTAACAGGACAGAATCCCCGGAAATAATAGAACGGGAAATAGAAAAATTTGCTCGTGCCAACGACCTGAATGATCAAGAGCAGAGATATATCCTCTTCCTCTGTACCTACGAAAGCCCCAGCGATCTCCACAAAGCACATGACCTTCTTACAGAAATTATTCGCACAGCATGTGACGAACCCTTAACTCCCGGCACACCAGATAATGGGGGTCATCATTCTAGGCAAAAATAGAATAGTACATCACTATTTAATTCCTTAATTCCTTATGTTATGCTGCCACAGTGTTGCCATGGGGGCAACTCAAATAAAAGGAACACTTAAATGACAAAATATGAGTTTTTAAAGAAAGCTTGGCCAGCTTTGATTAAAGTGACCAACGATCCAACTGCTCCAATAAAGATGCAAACTGCATACAAGAGTGTGGATGCTATTGGCAGAATGCTGGCGAGCAGTGGGACTAGTGCAGAGCTAGTTCGCAAATATAATGATGCATTGGTGGCGGGGTTTACAGACGATGAAATAGAAGTAATTTCCACCACACCAGAATTTCTTATTGCCCTGGCTTCCAGTTTCTGCACAGCCATGATCCATTACACTACGGCTTTAGTCGAGGCTGAGGAAAAGGCCAAGCAATGAACAAGGGCAAAAATTATTTGATCACCGTACATCCAGATGGCAAGATCCAGGAAGAAGAACTTATCAAGGTTCCGAACCTTGGACAGCTACAAAGGATTGTTGGGGGGTACATTGAACTTATCCCCTATTTTTTAAAATATGAAGGGTACACTTGCATCGCCTTCTGCAATGAAAACGGCAAGCTCAAAGGACTACCGGCAAACCGGCCCGCGCAGGAGTTATGGGAAATAGCGTGCGGTAGACTTATCGCAAATGATCATCTTGTTGGCTCCATCGCTATTATAGTGGGGCCACCAGAATTCTTGGAAGAGGTGTGACCACATGGGGAGGATAAAGCAGATGAGTAAGGAACGGAATAAGGCTCTGGAAGAGGTTAAGCAAGATCTACAGAAGGTTAAGGATATACTCGGCAACTTAGATTTGGAAAGCATCACAAATCTACTAGATTCATCGGTATCTAGCATGGCTGGTATTGCTGAAGAATTACAAGAAACCTTAGACGATATGTCTGACAAGAAACGTGAAGGAGACAAAGCACAACGAATGGACGAAATAGCAGAAAAGTTGAGTGGGGCGAGTTCCATTATTGCTGACATGCTGAGTGATCTATCTTCTTGCTTAACCCAGTCTACAGAAACCTTGGATGAGCAAATGACGGCACTAGATGAATGTATGGAGGATTAAATATGAACGACCGTCAGGTTCTGCCACAGCGCCGTGCATCATTCACGTTTGATATTTACGACGCCAGTGGGCGTATTGACCTGACGGTTTCATACTCTACGTTCGAAACCGGAGGGGTTGCAGAAATCTTTGTTACCGCGCGCAAAATCGGGAGTGATATGGAGGCCATAGCGCGCGACTCTGCAATCCTACTAAGCCTCGCACTACAGTACGGGTGTCCTTTCGACACTATCAAGCACGCACTCACACGTAACCGGGACGGTACCGCGCAAAGCCTCATGGGGCGTATAATTGACCGGGTTGTCGAACGTATGGCAAAGGGTACTGAGTGAGAGGGCCAGCGCCGCGCGCCAGTAGCCTTCTGCGCGGCCCCTATGTACCCTACCCCCCGCCCCTTTCATGCGTGCGTACAGGCATTTATGCCGCAAGAAACCACCGTGAAACAGCTAGGCAACCATGGCCACACGCACCAAATTTCAATTTGATCAGCTTTCATTATTCAACCCAGAAAGCTCCTGGGTTCCTCCAACAGAACTACCGGACTTGTCGAATGAATCCGAAATTGCTATAGACACTGAAGAACGAGATATCTCACTGGCCAACGATACAGGGCCAGGGTTCTACGCCTACGAAGGTGAAAGATCGAATACTGGGTTCATATGCGGGTTATCTGTGGCTTGGAGAGACCAAGCCGTGTACATTCCATTACGACATTATGAAACAAATTGTTTTGATTTTAACCTCGTTAAGCGATGGATAAAAAGTCTAGTAGCACAGCGCCACACCCGGTTCATCTTTCATAACTTCCAATTTGACTGGGGATGGATCCAAGCAGTATTCGACGTACCACCACCAGAGCTTATAGATGATACTGCCGCCATGGCATCTATCATTGATGAAAACCTACCTTCGTTTGCACTAGACGACTTATGTCGGTGGCAAGGTCTTCCTGGCAAAGATGAACGATTGCTGCAGGAAGCTATGGGTCGATTTCATGTGCCCAAGAATAAGATTAAAGAAAACTTATGGAGAATGGAGGGGAAGTATGTTGGGCCGTATGCAGAACAGGATGCAGCGGAAACATTAGATCTAGCCGGGAAGTTACGGCCGCTCCTTACGACAGAGAACTTAGATTATGCATATCAGGTCGAACGGGACCTTATGCCTATTACTCTGAGAATGAAACAACGTGGTATTCGTGTAGATACTGTAAGAGCTGAAAGACTAGCAAGGGAAATTCTAAAACAATGTGAAGAAGATCTTTTTCAACTCAGCTCTGCCAGAGGACAAAGAATAACAATTAAAGAAATACGTTCTAGTCATTGGCTGGCAAAGGAGTTTGAAGACTTAGGGTTAAAATACCCCAAGACATCGCCTACAGAACAATACACTGAAGGGCAGGCAAGCTTTGAAAAAAGCTTTATGTCAAATCATACACATTGGTTCCCAAGAGCAGTATATAAGATAAAGCATCAGACAGATTTAGCTGAAAAGTTTTTACGGAAATTTATCCTTAAGTATGCTCACAAAGGGCGTGTGTTTCCTACTGTTAATCAATTTAGAAACGAGGGTGGCGGAGCAAGGTCCCACAGATTCAGTTATTCTGATCCTCCTCTTCAACAGACACCTAGCCGGGATGACGAGTACGCTCCTCTTATTAGATCCTGCTTTTTACCAGAGGAAGGTGAAAATTGGACTTCAATAGACTACCGGCAACAAGAGTACAGACTCATTGTTTTTGTGGCAGAGCTATTAAGAAAAAGAGGTGCAAAGCGTGCGGCCGATATGTACCGCAACGATCCGAATACAGATTTCCACGACTATGTTGCAGCTATCACAAAGTTGAAACGTAAGCGGGCCAAAGATGTTAATTTCGCAAAGTCGTATGGGGCTGGAGTAAAGAAATTTGCACTGATGACAGGTATGAGTGAGGAAGAATCCCGGAAAACAATGGCACAGTATGACGAAGAAATGCCATTTGTGCGGGAGGCAGCAGATCACTATTCTCGGTATGCTTCTAATAAAGGATACATTAAATTGATCGATGGTGCTCGTAATCATTTTAATTTGTGGGAACCAATATATAGGGACTTTGCTAAAGAATACGAATATAAGAAAAAGAACACAGGTATAGATACATTGCCATGTTCAGAAGCAGAGTCTCAGCGCCGCCGTGAAGACCCTAAGCATCCATGGTATGGCGAGCGTATGAAACGAGCCTATACTCATAAAGCTTTCAATAGAATGATCCAGGGCAGTGCCGCACGGCAAATTAAGAAAGCAATGATTGATATAGATAAAGCTGGCCACCATCCCCTCTTACAGTTACATGATGAGTTAGGGTTTAGTTTTACGAAAAAAGAACATGCGTTAGAATGTGCCAAACTAATGGAAGAGGCTTTACCGATAATAACTCTCCCAATGTTAACTGAAACTAAGTGGGGGGATAGCTGGGGCAACTTGGAGAAAATAATTCCTTAGGGGGGTTGCAATCTGCACCAAGATGTGTTACATACGATCATGTTGATTGAACCCAATGGAGAATTCAATGTCTGCTCCTGTAACTCCTACTCCCGCTGCCGCTCCCGCTGCCCCTGGTCAAACTACTCCTCAGGCTGCCAAGCCAATGGCCGCCAAGAAAGAGCCAGGCGAAAAGGTGGAAAAGGTAGCCAAGCCCAAGAAAGAGGGTGCTGTTTCTCGTCCACGTCTCCCCAAGTATCCTGACGATCACGTCATCACTGTTTTCAAGGAAGGTGCCAAGGCTCGCGG